AGTCGCCAACCTTGAGGAAAAGAATTAAAGCGCTAGTGGCTGAGCTGCAAAGCGACTTCAATGATGGCGTGTTTAAGCCGCTGGCAAGTGACTCTGATACATTGGATGGACTCAATATCCATGGAGCCTTGATGGATGAGATTCACCAGTGGAAAAACGGCAAGGCACTGTATGATATCATTGCTGATGGTGTTACAGCTAGGGAGCAGCCGCTGGTGTTTATGACATCGACTGCCGGCACAATCAGAGAAGATATATACGACATGAAGTATGAAGAAGCTGAAAGAGTAATAAATGGATATTTCGATGATAACGGCTATAAAGATGAGCACTTTATAGCTTTTATTTATGAGCTTGATAACCGGAAGGAATGGACGGATCCTAAGTGCTGGAAGAAAGCCAACCCAGGACTCGGCACAATCAAGAACGAAAAGACTCTAGCGGCTAAAGTTGAAAAGGCCAAGGCGAATCCACTGCTTGTTAAGAACTTGGTTTGCAAAGAATTTAATATCCGGGAGACATCATCTGAAGCATGGCTGCCTTTTGAGGTAATTGATAATAGAACAACTTTTGATATAAAGACACTTAAGCCTAAGTATGGGATAGCCGGGACTGACTTATCGAGTACAACAGACCTGACTGCTGCCAAGGTGATATTCATGGTGCCTAACGATCCACACATATATGTGATTCAGATGTACTGGTTGCCTGAGGATTTGCTTGAGAAGAGAGTTGAAGAAGATAAAATACCATATGACTTGTGGCGTGATCAGGGGTTGTTAAGGACATGCCCGGGCAACAGTATTCATGGAAAGTATATTACCGAATGGTATTTGGAGGTCATGAATGAAAAAGGTATATATATGCCGTGGCATGGTTATGACCGCTGGAGTGCTAAGTATTGGGTAGAAGAAATGGAAGGGTATTTTGGCAAAGAATCAATGATACCTGTGGCTCAAGGCAAACAAACTTTATCAGGACCAATGAAGCAACTTGCGGCAGACTTGGAGAGTAAGCTTATTGTGTACAACAACAACCCTATAGATAAATGGTGCTTGTCAAATACGGCAGTGGATATAGATAGAAATGATAATATACAGCCGATAAAGACGAGTAATTCTAGGAGAAGGATAGACGGAACAGCAGCACTGCTAAATGCTTATGTGGTATTACAGGAGAAGCTCCAAGATTACACGAACATGATTTAATTTTGAAAGGGGGTGAGACTTTGGGATTATTTCAAAGGTTTAAGAACGCAATGTTTCCCAATGCTGGGTATAAGCTTGAACTTGTAACTGAACGTGGTAATGGATTCTACACGTGGAATGGGAATATATATCAATCTGATATTGTGCGGTCGTGCGTAAGGCCAAAAACCAAAGCAATAGGCAAACTTGTTGCAAAGCATGTAAGGGATGGCTTGGATGGTATAAAGATTAACCCTGAACCATATATGAGATTTTTACTTGAAGAACCTAACCCTTATATGACCGGTCAAATGATGCAAGAAAAGATGGCAACACAATTGGCGTTAAATAATAACGCATTCGCTTTAATAGTTAGAGATGAATTTGGATATCCATATCAGTTGTATCCTATACCTTGCTTGTCAGCTGAAGCCTTATATGATAAGAATGGCGAATTATTTTTGAAGTTTACCTTGCGGAATGGAAAAACATCAACATTTGCGTACTCAGACATTATTCATCTAAAGCATGACTATAACGAAAATGATATATTTGGCGATACTCCGGCAAAAGCGATAATATCGTTAATGGAGATAGTCAATACGACAGACCAAGGAATAGTGAAAGCTATTAGAAACTCTGCCGTAATTCGCTGGATAATGATGTTTAAACAAGTTTTAAAGCCTGACGATATTGATAGATCGGTGCAAGATTTTCAGAAAAACTACCTGGATATAGATAACACTCATGGAGTGGCCACATCTGACCCGCGTTACGAACTTAAAGAGGTTAAGCCAGAAAGCTATGTACCTAATGCAGCGCAAATGAAAGAAACGTTGCAAAGAATATATAGCTTTTTTAATACCAATGAAAAAATCGTACAAAGCAAATACACAGAGGATGAATGGAATGCCTATTATGAGTCTGAAATTGAGCCTGATGCACAGCAAATGAGTGGTGAGTACACTCGAAAGCTTTTCACAAGAAAAGAAAGAGGTTTCGGAAACAAAATTATCTTCACTGCTTCCAATCTTCAATATGCTTCAATGTCGACCAAGCTTAATTTAATGCAGATGGTTGACCGAGGGGCTATGACACCTAATGAGTGGCGTGAAGTTATGAATATGGGTCCAATAGAGGGCGGAGATAAGGCAATACGCAGACTAGACACTGCTGTAGTGAAAGGGGGTGAAGGTCAGTAATGAAAAAGGTGAATATTAAAGGACCTATTGTTTCATCAGATGAACAATGGATCTATGAATGGTTCGGAATTGAATCGACAAGCCCTAAATCGGTAAGTAAAGCTATTGAAGAAGCCAAAGGTGATGAGTTGGAAGTTGAAATTAATTCCGGTGGTGGCAGCGTATTTGCAGGGTCAGAGATCTATACAGCTTTAAAATCTTATCCAGGCAATGTTGTTGTAAAAATTGTAGGCTTAGCAGCTTCAGCGGCTAGTGTAATAGCAATGGCCGGCAAGAAGGTGATAATGTCACCTACAGCGCAAATGATGATACATAATGTAGCGTCAAGACAATCCGGGGATTATCGCGATATGCAGCATATGGCCGAAGTGCTTAAAAATGCAAATGAAACTATAGCAAATGCTTATAGGATTAAAAGCGGAATGAACCAAATTGAATTATTGAAACTTATGAATAATGAAACTTGGTTTACGGCACAACAGGCACTAGAATTTAAACTTATTGACGAAGTAATGTTTGAGTCGATTCAGTTAGTAGCTTCGTATGATGCTGGACTATTGCCTAAGGAAGTTATAGACAAAGTTAGAAACACGATAGGGAATCCGTCATCCTTGAAAAACGAGGATAAGACGGATTTTTTAATACAAAAATCACAAGCACAACTGAAACTATTAAATTTAGGAGGAATGAGAATATGAATAAAGAAAAGTATTTGGCTGACAGAGCCGCACTATACAACAGCGCACAGCAGCTTATAGCTGAGGGCAAGATCGATGAGGCAAATGCCAAGATGAAGGAAATTGAGAAGCTTGATGCTGATTTTGACGCAGCATGCAAGGCACAGGCCAATTTAAATGCTATGCAAGGCAATACAAGAGTGCTAGACATTCAGAACATGAGTGTTAGGGTAGAAGGCCAGGTGATTGACACAATGAATGGCGGTGCTGCAGAGCCAGAGGACATTCACAACACTATAGAATATCGTAAAGCATTCATGAATAACGTGCTTAAAGGTGCTGCAATTCCTGCAAAGTTTGTAAATGCCGATGCTAACACAAAGACTACTGATGCAAGCGCAGTTATACCAACTACTGTAATGGAAAAGATCATTGAAAAGCTTGAAGCATCCGGTATGATATTGCCTTTAGTAACAAGAACGGCTTACAAAGGCGGTTTGGCAATACCTACTTCCAGTGTAAAACCAACTGCATCATGGGTTGCTGAAGGTGCCACTTCCGATAGACAGAAAAAGACAGTTGCAACAGCTGGCAATATCACATTTACTTATCATAAGCTCAGATGTGCTATTTCTGTTTCGCTTGAAGTTGAAACAATGGCATTATCAGTATTTGAAACTACGTTTGTTAACAATGTAGTCGAAGCGATGACTAAAGCTCTTGAGCAAGCAATAATCAGCGGCTCTGGAACAGGCCAACCAAAGGGAATACTTACTGAAACTGTTGCTACAGGTCAAAACATAGATGTAGCAGCTGCTGATCAACTAGAATACGCAACATTAGTGAATGCTGAAGCTGCTTTACCACTTGCATATGAAAATGGAGCTGTTTGGTTAATGACCAAAAAGACATTCATGGCGTTTGTTGGCATGGTTGATGGTGATGGAAACCCAATTGCAAGAGTTAACTATGGTATAGCTGGCAAGCCAGAAAGAAGCTTACTTGGCAGACCTGTTATACTTAATGATTACATGAGTTCTTATGCTGGAACGGTTGCACAAGATACAATAGTTGCTGCATTGTTCAATATGAAGGACTATGTGCTGAACACCAACTATCAAATGACCATCAAGAAATACGAGGATAACGATACCGATGATATGGTGACAAAGGCTGTAATGCTTGTTGATGGTAAAGTTGTAGACAAGAACTCTCTTGTTACAATCAAAAAGAAAGCTGTAGCGGGCTAAAAGGAGTTGAAATCTGATGTATAAAGTTATAAGTCCATTCGCAGATAAATACAATGGCGATTTACACGCTGTTGGTGAGCCTTTTACATCGGATGAACCAGAACGAATAGAAGATTTGTTGAATAGAAAGCTTATTGAAGGCGTGCCTGATGGTACGCCTTCAACTTCTATTAACGCTGGATCAACTGAGCAAAAGGATGGCAAGAAAAGCACCAAGAAGAAGGTGAGATAATTGGCTATTCTTAACGATGTAAAGCAAGTCCTGAGAATAACAAGTACAGCTTTCGATGCGGAAATTGATGATCTCATAGCAGCAGCTAGACAGGACCTAATCATATCTGGTATTAAGCAAGAAAAAGCCAACGATGATGAAGATGCATTGATAAAACAAGCTATAAAAACATATTGCAAGGCCAACTTTGGCTGGGATAATCCTGATTCCGAAAAGCTGAGTGAATCATATGTTGCGCTGAAGATGCATTTGTCCTTAACAAACGAATATAGGACTGAGGTTGTTACTGAAGTGGTGGTGGTTTAATTGCTGTGGAAAGATGTTATCAATCTAATTAGCACAACACCGGATAAAAATGCCGCAGGCGATGCTATAGATATTGAAAATCCAAGGCAAGTATTTGCGAATAAGAGGTCAATACGACAAGCTGAGTTTTATCAGGCTATGGCAACTGGATTAAGACCAGAATTGATGTTTGAGGTTAAGTCTATTGACTATAACCAAGAAGGGCAGCTAGAGTACAACGGCAAGAAATACACCATCATCAGAACATATGACAAGAACGGTGAAATTACAGAATTAATTTGTCAGGGGTTGGTTAACAATGCCACTTCCTAAAAGCGTTACGAAGGTTAAGAATGGCAAGGTTGAATATACTTCGTCAGTTGATAGAGTCAAGTATACTCTTAATGAGTTGTGCAGAGCTGGTTTAAGGGATGTTGCAAAGTTTCTTCGGAAGAAAATAATCGAGAAGCTTAGAACATTGCCTGGTATGAAGCGAAACAAGAGAATTTATAACAGTTCTCAGTATTGGGTCAGAAAACGTGAAGCTGATTTACAGATTGGCTTTAAGCATGATACTTGGTATGGTGTGCTGCAGGAATTAGGCGGAAAGAATCAGCCAAAGCGTGGCATATTGCGAGATACTGCATTTGAGAACATTGATAATATCCGGAGAATCGAAGGCAAGTATTTGTCAGCTATTGAAGACGAGAACAAAGCAATCGGTTTAATCGATGAAGAAGGCAATGCAATTTATACAGAGGAGGGAGAAGATGGTTAAGGTAATAGAAATTAAGACAGCAATCAATGAATTATTGGAGTCAAAACATGAACGAGTATATTATCAATCAGCTCCCAAGGATGCAACCTTCCCTTATTTAGTATTTGACTTGCCTAATTCAACGGATGATGGGAGTCTGGAGAGGTTTGTGCTAGATATTGATGCCTGGGACAATAAAAAAGACACAACGGAGATCGAAACCTTGATTGATAGCATAGATAAGGGGCTACACAGAAAAACAATCGTAGTAAACGACCTATCAATGACATTCTATAGGGAAAACAGACTGGCTTTGCGTGATGATGATCCTAGCATCAGGCGAAGAAAATATATTTATCAAATAAGAACATATGAATAGGAGGGAAAAGCATGTTTATAATTGATCTACAACTATTTGCAAACCAGCCTAATAACTTAGTTTTAGGTGACGGAGTATTCGCAATAGGTGCTACTGATATAGGTATCACTAGAGGCGGTGGCGCTTTTGTAGTAGAAAGAGAATACAGAGATATAGAAGCTGATGGAGATTATGGCCCGGTGAAGGGCAGACAAAGGAAAGTCAAAAGCGTTCCTAAGCTTACAATAAACGCTTTGGAACTGCTGCCAGCAAACCTGCCTAAGATGTATGCTGCTACTAAGAATACCACTGTTACCACTACAGATACATTCACAGGTAAAGCAGACATAGAAGCCACTGACTATCAAACAGTTACATGGACAGGCAAGACTAAGGGCGGCAGAGGGGTTAAGATAACCCTAGACAATGCAATCAACTTAGAAAATCTTGATTGGGCATTAGTTGATAAGGATGAAATAGTAGCGCAGTTGACCTATACAGCTACTTATTTAGAAACAGATAGAACAGCAGAACCATGGAAAGTTGAATTTACAGGGGCCTAATAAGGCCCTTTGGAGGTTAATATGAGAGAACTTAGAAACGAGGACTTCTACTTAATCAGTGAAATAGCTGACTTAATGGACTTTGAACTGCCAAGCCCAACCAAAGAGGAAAAGGGCAAGAAAGTAAGCAAAACACAAGAAGAATACGGCAAGGAGTTACTAACTTTATTGCTGAAGAAGGCGTATAAGGCCAAAGAACCTATCAATCAACTTATATCAAACTTAACAGGCAAACCGATAGAAGAGATTCAAAGTATGCCTTTTAAGGAAACCGGAAAAGCACTTACGGAGCTATTTACAAAGCAAGGATTCATGGATTTTTTCAAATAAGCCTTAAGCATGGGTATGAAGATATATTAATCCTGCTTAAGGGCTATGACATGGACCATATAAACAAACTACCTGCAAAACTAGGGGTAAAACTTATATATAAAGCTATTGAAAAACGAGAAGAAGAAAAATCTTGGCAAATGTGGCTGACAATGTACCCATACATGAATCTAGGGCATTTAAAGTTTATGCCTTTTAGTGAGTTCCATAGCAAACAAATACAACCTATAAGCCATAGACCTGCTGAAGAAATATTAAAAGAAGTCTATGAAATAAGAAAAGAGCTCGAAAACAAATAACACCTGCAAGGGTGTTTTTATTTTGCCTTAAAGGGAGGTGGACATTATAGAGATATTCAAGTTGTTTGGGTCCATACTCATTGATAATAAAGGTGCTAATCAAAGCCTAGACGATACTGATAAAAAGGCTGATGGTCTAGGCGGTAAACTCGGTAGCATGATTGGTACAGCTGCTAAATGGGGAGCTGGTCTTGCAGGAGCTGCTACTTTGGTTGGCGGTGCGATGTTCGGGGCGGCAAATAAAGCTAGTGAAGCAGCCAGCCAAATAGCTGATATGTCAGTAAGGACAGGACTGGCAACTGGCACTCTTCAAGAATTAAAATTTGCATCTGAGCAGGTCGGAGTTAACTTCGAGAGTATTACAAATGCTTCTGCAAAGCTTAATAAGGTAATGGCTGATGCAGCTGATGGTAACGAAAAAGCAGGTGCGGCTTTTAGCCAATTAGGCGTAGAAGTAACAGGTTCAGATGGTAAGTTAAGAGCAATGGGAGAAGTATTCCCTGAAGTACTAACAAAACTTGCTGATATGGAGAATAAGTCAGAAAGAAACGCATTGGCTATGCAAATGTTCGGCAAAGGCGCGGTCGAATTGGTTCCCTTACTCGACCAGGGCAGTGGAGGTATCGATGCACTAACTAAAAAGGCGCATGATCTAGGGTTGGTTATGAATGAAGAAGCCATAAGTGCTGGAGATAAATTTGGAGATAGTTTAGATGCTGTAAAGTCATCGGTAGGGGCTTTGGGTAATGAGGTCGGTCTTGCGTTTATGCCAATAATTCAAACTTTATTGGATTGGATATTGGAGAATATGCCGGCAATAAAAGAAACTGCTTCAAAGGCTTTTGATGCAATAAAAACCGTAGTTATGGCAGCTTGGAAGGTGTTTGATGAAAACTTCTTGCCAATACTTAAACAATTATGGGGTATATTTAAAGATGATTTGTTGCCTATCATGAAGTCTTTGTATGACTTTATCAAACCGACATTTCCTATAATAGGCGATATCGTGGAAACGGCATTCAAGATAGTAGTAAAGTCGGTTCAGACAGTGGTAGATATATTTGAAAAAGTTGTAGAGATAATCAAGAAGGCTGTTGAGTGGCTTAAAAAGTTCAATAGTACACCCGTTGATGATAAGCAACCAAAAACAGGGGTAGGGGTTGCTGATAATGGCGGTTCAAGTGGCATTGCAGGCTTTGCATCCGGTACAAGCTTTGCTCCTGGTGGAGTGGCTTTGGTAGGAGAGAAAGGCCCGGAGCTTGTAAATCTTCCAAGAGGCAGCCAAGTAATACCTAACCATAAGCTGGGTGCAGTAGGTGGCGGTACAGCAAATATAGTAATCGAACTAGACGGAAGAACCATTGCTAAGGTAATTGGCGAGCCTTTGGTTGAACAGATAAGAGTAAGGACAGGGCTTACAATATAAGGAGGTGGAACGATGCACATAAACATTGCTGCAAGCAGCATAATGACGGCTAAAAACACACTAAGCATAGATGATGCCATAGAAGAACGTTCCACCGGCTCTTTTGTTGTAATTGATGAAGAAGGTGCAAACCACTATAAAAAAGGCCAACAGATAGCTATATACAATGATTCCGAAGAACTTATATTCGCTGGTGTGATTGATGTAGCCAAAGAGAAAAAGATACCATTCAAAGGCTTATATCACTCAATCACTTGTATAGATTGGCATTATCTTACGGACAAGAGGGTAGTGTCAAAGGCTTATGAGAATCAAACCGCAGATGCAATAGTCAAAGATCTTATAGACACTGTTTTATATCAAGAAGGGATAACTGCAGGCAATATACAGGCAGGTCCCATGGTCAGCGAAGCAGTATTCAACTATGTCAATGCAACAAACGTATTGGATGCCCTATCTGAAAAGGCAGGCTTTATATGGTATGTTGACTATGATAAAAAGCTGTACTTTATAGAAAGAGCAACATTTTATGCACCTTGGACAGCCACAAGTGCGAATATGCTAAAAGAAAGCATTGCCGTAGAGCATTCAAACCCTAACTATAGAAATAAGCAATATATCAAAGGTGGCAAAGATATAACGGATCCTGTCACCGAAAAATTCGCTGGAGATGGTAAAGCTAGGACATGGGTTGTTGGATTTCCTGTAGCAAAAGAGCCTTCGATAAAGGTCAATACTACAACTTTGTTAGAGAGCGAGATAGGCATAAGAGGTCTTGAGACAGGCAAGAAGTATTATTGGTCTAAGGGTTATAGTGAAATTACTCAGGATGAGTCCCAGGCCCTGTTAACATCATCTGATACCTTAGAAATCACTTATCAAGGCGAATTCGACATAGTGGCTATAAGTTTTAACAGTGAGCAAATAGAAGAAAGACAGCTTATAGAAGGTAACAGCGGCATAGTTGAGAATGTAGCCGATGAAGTCGAGAATAACTCAAGGGATTCAGCTTTTCAAAGTGCTAATGCAAAACTCAAAAAGTATGGTGTCATAGGTCGCAGATTGCGATATACAACTACTAAACATGGTTTAAAATCAGGGCAGATACAAATAGTTAACCTGCCTGAACATGATATAAACAATGTTGAAATGCTCATAGAATGCGTGACTATAACTTATGAAAATAATATGTTTTACTATACTGTGACCTGTGCTGAAGGTCCTGAGCAGAACTCATGGGCGAAAATGTTCAAGGCTATGGCTACAAGAGGACAGGCTTTTGTAGTAAGACAGAACATATCAGAAAAGCAGATACTTGTTACTCTATCGACTTTATCTAAAACATGGCTAAGCTCCGATGCCAAGAACATATTTAAAGAACTTTATCCTTCGGCTACTTTGTACCCTTCAGCTGCTTTATATCCTATGTTTGAATTTGCAGACCGGGTTAAATATATAGAGCTATTAACTTCATCTAATGTAGTACTATCAAGAAAAAGGATTACAAAACAGACAGGAACCGCAACAAATAATATTTTAAGCACCATATATATTGCGCCATGGGAAGCAAATGGAACAATAGCAAAAGTAAGATTTTATGGCGGTAGTGATGCAACGGAAGTCAATGGTTCGGGCGTTATGATTGATGAACAGCCATATGCAAAGTTGAAGACGCAACTTGAAGCGCTAAATATCGAAAAAACAGACACGAAAGGTTGGTGAGAATATGCCAATTGGAGATTATATTGAGACCCATTATGTAGCAGGCAGTGCTCCGGGCATTTCTGATGTAACTCTTAATAATAATGAGAAAAAAACAGCAGAACTTGATTATGCCATGGCTAAAGAAATCAGAGGAAACTTAGAATTAATTAATCTTGTGCGAAATGGAAATTTTGCTATAGATACAAACGGAGATGGGTTGGCAGACTTTTGGTCTAGTGCTTTTGGGACAACGGCGCTCTCGATTGCTAATAATATCCAAAAGTTTACCCCGACTGCTCAATTTGGTTCAATTGGTCAAGACTTAGCAGCTTGGGCTGCTGGAGATAAGATATTTGCGAGATGTAGCATAAAATCAGCATCAGGAAATGTTGTATTATACATTAATGATGGAGTTAATCAATCTGGAGCAATATATCCCGGTGATAACATTTTGAGAACAATGTCAGTGATAAGAACTATAGCGGCCAACCCTACAGTAGCATTGGTTAAAGTGCAAGATAATAAAACTAGTGGTTGGACTCCAATTGAAGTGAGCAATTTTATTACTATTAACCTTACTCAAAGATACGGGGCTGGTAATGAGCCGTCATTAGAAACTATGAATTCTTTGATTGATACCTACTTTGACGGTTGGTTTGATGGTGCTCGAAAGAGTGGATTAAAAGGTGCTTTCGAGAAGTTCAAAGGTGACAGTAACGATGATATAAGTCAGATTGCATCCTTATTCATACCTACTGACACCAGAAGCCTAACACCTACTGCATGGGATTCAGCCAATAGAGCCACGGCATTACAAATAAAAGATGGTACTACAGTATTAGGCACGATCACCATAACTTATAATTCTATAGGTAAAATCACTCAGCTTATACTTAAGGCATTGGGCAAGACAATAACCTACACGCAGACCTTTGACCCTACTACTGGTAAGTTTACTGGTAGAACAAAGGCGGTGAGCTAGGTGTTTGATAACATTGCAGAAAGTATACTGAATGAAAATCTCTTCAATCAATCTTTCTTAGTATCACTCGGGGATGTACTGGTATTTAGCAACCTATCAAATGGAACTACAGTATCAAGTACGACAACACCAACGAAGTCCAAAGGGTTGCTCATTAACGTTCCCGGTAACTATCGGATAACTTATTTTGTTGAACAGGTATTAACAGCCACCTTTGTTTACAGCTCTATATATGTCAACGGGGTGCAAGTATTGCCGGAGATTGAAGGCAAAACAACCTTTATCCGAGATGTGCTTAATTTAAATGTAGGTGATGTTTTAGAAATAAGGCTAAGGGTTTCTGGTGGTTCTGCTCGTGTCAACGACTTAACTGTAAAACTAGCCAGCAACTTTGTAACATTAACTTAGGGGGTGGGGCTATGCAAATAATCAAATATACTACTGAAGCAGAGGCTGAACAAATCAAACTAGAAAAGGTTTCTCAAGGTCTAGTACTCGTGGAGATAGCCAATATCACCGAGGGTAATTACCTTGGGTTTGATGACCACCCAAGGGAGAGGGCATTACCCATTGATGAACAAGTGCGAATGCTAGAAGCAGAAAATCAGCAGCTGAAAAACAGGCTGCAAACAACTGAGCAGATAGCTGCTGAAACTAGTTCAACTCAGCAACAACTAATAGAAATATTAATAGATATGGAGGTAATATAATATGGCAGTAAATCCACTTTTAGTAAGGTCTTATGCTACCAACGTGTATCTAGCAGGTACAAACTCGTTTGCTAATATTGCTGCTACTCGTCCGGATTACGTTCAGCCTGTAAAGCAGTATGCAGCAGATAAGTACTATATCGATGATATAGACAACGCATTAACAAAGGGCTGGATAACTCCAGAAGAACATGCTGATACATTAGCTTTAAAAGGCCCTGAAGACCCACAATACAGACCGATAACATTAGCAGCTGAACAAGAAGCACTCGCGGAATAGTGGGTGCTTTTATATTACTTATAAGGGGGATGTAATATGGCAGTAAAAGAGATAAAAAGACGTGGTGTCGCAAAGCTACCTCAAGAGTTTATCGGCTTATCTACCGATACTAAGCCTACCACCGATGTTCCTGTAGGCTCAACATTCTATGAAGCAGATACAAAGAACGGCTATATATGGGATGGTTCAGCTTGGAATCTACTGTAGGAGGTGCCTATGAGCTATAATGACATACTCAGGATAAAGAACCTCGGTAGGCGTGAGATACTTGGCTTGGAAACAAGAGAAAAACTCGCCAAACAAGCTGGAGCAAGACTCTACTTTGATGCAAGGAAAGCAGCCTTAACAGGGTTTGGTAAGAACTCACCTGCTACAAATGTATTGCGAGATTTAGTAGGCGCCAACAATGCAGCCTTAAATAACTTTGCCTATACATCATCATCAGGCTGGGTAGTACAATGGGTAAGTAAGCTTATAAGAGGTAATCAGAATATGTTGCCTTATAATCCACTGACATGGCAGGAGTGGAGTAAACCGATAGGAAATGGTGCTAACGTTATTAATGGTGCATTAGAACTTGTTGCAGATGGTGTGAGTTATAAAAATATGATTTTACCGACGAGTGTTAAAGCTAATACGAAATATGGATTGTTAAACGAAGTAGAGTACAATGACCTAGATAAGCAATTTCGGGTTATGAGAGTTAATGAATACAATACAGCACAAGCTTTAGCCTTACCAGTTGGATTTGCAGGAGTGCACAAAGCAATATTTACGACAGGCGCGACGATTGCGGCGAACAACTTCTATGGGTTTGTGGATATTTCTACTGCACCTGGTCGAAAAATAAGACTTAAAAACTATCGCATGATAGAACTCAAGCCCGGCTCACAGGAAGAAACAGACTTCAACACACTAACAGCCGACCAACTAGCTTTAAAATATCCAATGCCAGCAGGACAGTATCTACCAATACTGAGGACAGATGGCGGAGATGACTTCTTATCCATACTTAATAGCACAGGAATTGATGTTACAAGCGCACCTTTAGCTATATTCGCAACAATTAGGTTCAAAACGTTGTTAAAAGACCATTTCCTTCTTTGTAAGAATCTTGACAGCCTTGCAACCGCACAATATTTATTCTATCGGGCTACAACCGGAGTTATGAGATTCTTAAACAACGGCGCTAATAAGGGCTCAAGTGTGGCAGTAGATGACAATGTTTTTGTTGATGTTGGATTCATTTGGGATGGTACTACTGTGAAATACTACGTTAATCTTGCGCAAGGTGGTACTAATGGGGCCTTAACAGGCAGTTTGATATCGCAACCCAATGTTCGGGTAGGATGTATGTCAACATCTGCAAATGGTTCAACGCATTCTACTTTTGGACAATTTGATTTAGCAAATGAATGCCTTTACGCAGGCCCGCTCGCTACAGAAGCAAATATCTTAAAACATCGCAGAGAAGTAGCTAAAGACTACTTAGGCTTATAGGAGGGTATATATGGATAACTTAGTATGGGTAGTAGCAACCACAGCAGACTTCCAAAGGGCAGGTATACCATTAACAACCGAAAGAATCTCGCTTGATGGCACAAAGGCTATCAAACATATCAATACTCTTACTGTTGAAGAATGGAATGCTATAAGGTCTGATTTAGCTTTTCAGTTCCTTGGAGAAGAGGGATGCACGGAGATGCTGACAGGTGCTGAGTGGACAGAATAGGATAAATTTTATTCTATTGTACCCCAGCTAATTGATACAGTTTACAAAATATGATAAAATTTAACAAATATATCTATTATTAATTTAGTTGGGGGTATTAATATGTCAAGAGATAACGATTGGGATGAAATTGAGAGAGGCATGGCCTTACACGAAATGGATACTGGTACAGCAGACCATGCAGAGATTGATAGTTTTCTAGAAGATGGACTCATTACTCAAGAAGAATATGATGAGTATGAGAGTCATATACAAGATATCTATGATGAAGATTAAGACAGGATATGTAGAACTACCGGGACCAGAAATAGAATCAAATTTACCATTAATCAGAAAGAAGGGCTTGCCTAGATAGGCAGGCTCTTTATTTTATATGAAAGTAGGTGCAACATGGCCGAAATTGTACAATATATAACCTTAGGTGCAGTTATTATAGGGGCAATAGTAAATATATCAGGTATTGTAGGTAAGCGTGAATCAAGAGCTGCTGCTGATGCAAGAGTAGAGGTTAAGCTTGATAATATTTATAGCAAAGTTGAAAGTATTGAAAGAAGGCAGACATCCTTTGAGACAACTCTACAACAGCACGAGAACCGCATTATTAAGGTTGAAGAATCAACCAAGTCAGCCCATCACAGAATAGATGAAATAGTGAAATAGGAGGGATTCGATTGAAGAAGATTGAAACCAGAAAAACTATAGCTCTGGCAATGGCCGGAGCTTATATTATTTTTACTGCAATATCAATGTTAAAGGGGATTGAGGTTCCAGAGTCATTTGTGGGCATAGTAGGGCTCATTGTTGGCAGCTATTACGGCAAGTCCACAGCGTTGGAAATGCCGAAGAAAGATGGTGAGGCTTAATGAATAGAAAGCCTATTTACTACAAGCAATCAGATCCTAAGTGGGGAAAGATACCTTACACTATAGATGGAGATAAAAATGAAACAATAGGAGCCTCCGGATGCGGTCCTACATGTGCAGCTATGATAATTGCCAGTCTAAAGGACCCAAAGATTACTCCTGTTGAAATGTGCAAGCTTGCTATGGCACTGGGGGATAGGACAGCCAACAATGGTACAGAGTGGGAGTTCTTCGGCAAGGTCGCGCTAAAGTACAGCATACCATTTAAGCAGTCCAGCAATACAAAGGAAGCGATAGAGGCTCTTAGGGCCGGGGCATATGTTATCTGCAGCATGAAGCCAGGTAAGTTCACCAGAGGCGGTCATTACATATTGGCATGGGATTTCAAGGATAACAATTTCATCGTGCATGACCCAGCCAGCACGATGTTCGAGCGTACTTTTGGAGATATAAAGACCTTTGAAACGCAGTGCAAGCAGTACTTCATATTCTATGTGAAACAGCTGATTGAGACAGCGAAGCTGCCGGTGCTTAAGAGAGGTATGAACAATCAGTATGTTAAGGATCTGCAGGAGCTGCTTAACAAGAATAGCTACAAACTTGCTGTTGATGGTGATTTTGGCATGATCACTGAGGGTGCGGTGAGAGATTTCCAACGAATGAAAGGTCTTGTATGTGATGGTGTGGTAGGACCTAAAACATGGGATAAACTT